AATGGGCTTTCTACGGCGCGGTAGTCCTGGGGTAGCAGGATGCCGCTCTCTTCTGTGTCTGTGTCCTCTACGGTTCGTACCGTGAGGTAGTTATTTACTGGTGTAAGTGTCATTATTTTCTCCTATCCACACTTTGCATAACCGCACCCTGTGCAGGTTACACATCCTTCTACATAAATCAAGTTGGGTGCATTACATTCGCTACAAGTCTTCTCTGTAGCCTCTTGTCCGTCTGGAATGTAGTTCTTCAAGACTCGGGCAACGCACTTCGCAAAACTGAACATATCCGAATCACGATCCTTCTGGAGTTGTTCGACCACATACTGGATGTTTGCTCCGTGGCGCAGTCCCAACGAAATCATTCGCGTGAACGCACTGTGGTTGGCGTTATCAAATACCTTGACCAAGTCCTTAATAATGATTGTATCACCATTTGTCCCAACCCGCAAGTCATAAATAGAATTCATTGACTTCCGGGGATTCTTCACCAGGATACCCTTGGCTTTGTCTCGCGGAATCTCAATCAGATTAGACAGTCCGCCCATGACCTCGTAAGGCTTATCATCCATAATCCCTACCATAATAACCCAGCGCTCGCCCTTGATAGTGGTATGGTGAATATTGCACTGCAGTTCAATGGGTCGCTTTGGCGCGCGGTGTTGGGGGAAGGTTGTATCTTCTTTCTCGGCGAGGAGGACCCCCGAACGGGACCCATCCACGTACACCGTCACCCCTTTGAGGCCCTGTCTCCAACCTTCCATATAGAGGCGCCCCACTAATTCGGGCGAAGTGCCTTTGGGGAGATTGATGGTGGAACTAATACTGTGGTCGATGCTGTGTTGAATGACTGACTGGACAGCTATGCGTTGCTCCCAATTAATAGTATCGGATTCCACAAAGAAGGCTGGGAGCGGGCCCGGATCTTCAAAGGGGTGCCTATCTAGCCACGCCTGAGCGTTGTGGTGAAATACCTGGTATTCTACCCACCGATCGCCTAAGTCGTCGATGTGATCAGCGTCTAGGTGCTGTTCGTCATGTGAAAGTTTACGTCGGCGGATATAAGAATTGCGAAATACTGGTTCTAGGCCGGAGGAGGTCTGCGACATAATAGAAACCGAGCCCGTAGGCGCATTTGTAAGAATGGAAATGTTGCGTCGGCCATGGATGGCAAGCAATTCCTTGAGCTTCTCCGGCAACCGCTGGATAAACTCATTATTTTCCTCCACTGTCCAGTCAAACGCCGGAAAAGCGCCCCGTTCTTGCGCCAGATAAATACTTTCTTCGTAGGCAGCGTCGCGTAAGGTGCGATAGATTTTCTCAATAATAACGAGGGCTTCGGGACTATCGTAGGCTAAATTCAGGCAAGCTATAGCATCAGCCAAGCCGTGAGTACCCAGGCCGGTGCGTCGGCCGTTGGCTGCCGCCCCATACAGCTTACCCCATAGCTTCTTTTCATCGGGAGTGTCCGCGATCTTTTGAATGTTGGTGAGCTTCTCCAGTTCCAGTTCGACCAAATCATCGGAAAGACGCATGCCTGCGGCCGCTACCTCCCGCAACTTGTTAAAGTCAAATTCTGCATTTTTTTCAAAAGAATTTTTGACGAGACTTTTTAGATTCAAAGAAACCAGCCTGCACGAGTCATAAGCCGAGAGGGGAATTTCCCCACAGGGGTTGGTTGTTTTAGTCTCAAATTCTGGGTACTCATGGGCCGGCAGATTCTTGGTGATGTTATCCCACATGAGGAGACCGGGCTCCGCCGTGTGCGTGGCCGATTCAATAATGGCCGTCCACAAATCTAACGCATTAATCTGAGAAGTGTACTCTGGGTCCTCCGCATCGATGGGAAACTGAAGAGTGAACGTCTCATTGTTTTCCACGGCCTCCATGAAGTCGTCGGTGATCTTTACCGATACATTCGCTCCTGTCACCTTGGTGAGATCATGTTTCATATTGACGAACTGTTCAATATCGGGGTGACGGATATCCATCGAAATCATCAAAGCGCCTCTGCGGCCATTCTGTCCGATCATCCGACACACATAAGAATAAAAATCGGCAAAGCTCCACGCACCAGTGGTGGTCCGGGCTGCATTATTGACTACTCCATGTTCCGGGCGCAGACCACTAATGTCCAGCCCCACCCCACAGCGCCTCTTGAAAAGATTGGCGAGGTCCTTTCCCGCATCCATAATCGAAGAAATGTTGTCTCCAGGGTCATCGACCACAACGCAATTAGATAGCGACACATTAAGATAATCATTCCCCACCCCCATCATAGGGGAGCCCTGTGGGACAATATACTTAAAGTCGCTAAGGAAACCATAGATCTCCTCTTCAGTGAGGGAGTTGGTGTCTCCTGTATTGAACTTGGCTTCCATCCGTGCGAACTCACTCGCCAGTCGGCGATGCATGTCCGCGGGGGTCTTTTCTCTAAAGTTCCCCTTCTTATCTCGCAAGCAATACTTCGTCATAAACACATTAGTTGCCAGCTCATCTCCCCCAAAATATTCTAAGGTCGCTTCCTTCACTTCTTTTTCGTCAAACATCTTAGCCTCCATTATTCTTTTTAAATTTCTTATATTTCTCCACCAAGTTTTCTTTTTGTTTCTTGACGCTTACTTCCACCACCTCATCTTCTTCAGATGGTTCCAATACCTTGATGCACACATTGGCCGTGTCCATAAAGAGCGGAAAAACCAGGCCGTCAGGACCATTTCGGTTCTTGGCCACAAAGAGGCGTCCCGAATTAGTGACCTTGTCATCAATGGTGCGAGAAAGGGTAAATATAAAGTCCGCAATAAAGCATTTATTAAACGCTTCAGAGATAGACTCCATCGTAATGACTTCTGCGTTAAGTCCAGACCGATTAGTCTGGGATGCTGTCCACACTGGTGCCTCGTACTCTGCTGCGATCCCGCGCAGCTCTTCATAAATAGATTCGAGTTCGTTCCTTTTCTCTTTTAGATAACGAACTGGGCGAAGTAAATCTCCATAGTCTATAATGATCATATCCACTTCAATACTCCGCATGCGCAGCTTTTCTAAATGATTCCGGATAGTTTGAGTACTGGCCGTCTTGGTAGGGTACTCCTTTACAATAAGTCGCCCAGAAATATCCTGAACTTCTTCATAGATCTGTTCTTTGAAGGACATCAAATTTTGAAGGGGAATCTTCGTTAGGCACGAATCATAACGAGAGGCTACGACGGTGTCTTGCAGTTCCAGTGTATAATGAACAACTGTCTTTCCTTCGCGTAGGGCCTGCGCTCCCAAATGAACTAAGGCCATCGATTTTCCAGCGCCAGTGGGAGCTATAACTACTCCCAGTTCTTTTTGGCCCAGGCCCCCCTTACAAATATCATCAATAAGTTCCCAGCCCGTGCTCACCGGATTGCGGAAGCGCGGCTTGAATCTCTCTTCGAAATCCTTTTTGTAATCATAGCCCTCGTCATTATTCATTCCTAATTTGAGGGAATCGTTGATCACCTGAGAGATCTCGTCGAAAGAGGAGTTCTGTAGGAGGCCAATAGACTTCACCATTGCCGACTTAAGGTTCTGCTTTTTACAGAAATCGAGAGCCGTGTCTTTAATATACTGGACATCCGTGAGGGCGCCTACCTGACTCCGCACATAGTACTCGCGCACTTGCTTGGAAGTGAGTTCGTTCTCATTATCCAGCTCGGAACGCAAAATCGTTTTCATAATATCGCGTGACGGATGTACTTCATACTTTTTACGATAATCAAACACCTTATTCAAAAAACACTTCAGATAGTTCAATTCTAAAAAGTTAACATCCAGTACTTCTTCAATCTGATCGGCAAAAGCCCTATCGTCAAGGATGACCATACAGAGCTTCTCCTGGAATGACTTCCCGTACTTGGAAAAACTCATCGGCTCACTGTTTATTTTCATTGCTGTCCCCATTGCCTTATCTTACTACTTCTGCAGCGCTTTGTCAAGGCAAATACGATTCATTGTTGCATGTAAGTCATCCCAATTGAACACACCGAAGCCGTCTTGATTCATCATGCGGATAACCTCGGTCTTATTGTAATCGTATTCAAAATTATTCAGGGCATAATGCACCTTGTCGCGGCACTGAAGGGAGAGGGCCGGAGCATACAGTTGCATCAACTTA